GGTAAGTTCAAAGCACGCTATCGCTATTGATAACTGCCCCCGCTGATTCTTCACAAAAATCCGGCCGCTCGCGCCTTTGTGACAGACCAGAACCATAGGCTGCGACTGGCTTGTTTAGGTGTTAAGCTGGGCCTGTTAAGTTAACAAGCCGCAAGCAATGCAGCTCGAAATCCTAGCCGCCTTTAACCCTCTGTCGATCGGCGGAGCCCCTAACCCTTTGCTGACCGCAGCGCCGCAGCCAGTCGTAGACCCTGCAGTGATCGGCAAGTCCGTCGTCAAACGGCCAATCCCAAAGCGCGAAATCATGGACCTGCGCAGAGCGCAATGCGCCGCCGAGGCCATCGCCTGCCTGGAGCGCGACGGGATGGAGCTGTTTGGATTGACCAAAGGCCAGTTCAGCCTGACCGACATGATCGAGGCCATCCTTGAAAAAACCGGACCAGCAGACCTGTCAATCAGCACATGGACTGCAGCCAACGGCGACGTGTCGCGGATGCTTGAACTTCTCGGCAGCGGCGCCATCCGCTCATGCCGCTGGCTCGTTGATCTGACGTTTGTCCGACGATGCCCGCAACTGATGGCAGAAATCCGCGCAAAGTTTGGAGCGGATGCAATTCGCGTGACAAAAACTCACGCCAAGTTCTGCACGATCGTCAACAGCGAGTGGCAGGTGGCGCTCCGGTCAAGCATGAACCTAAATCAGAATCCCAGAATGGAATCGTTCCAAGTAGGCCACGATCCTGTTCTTTGTCAGTTTCTGTCGCAAGTGCTGGACGACGTATGGAGCAAGCAATCCAGAGGAGTCGCGGACCTAACAAGCAAAGAAATCGCAGGGTGGTGGAATGACCAAGGCTGAGCAATCTCCAATTCAACGCAAGCCGCCGCCAGCGCTGGCGGTTGTGGACTGGCTGCTGACTGGGGCATCGGAGCAACAAGTGCGCGAAGCGTTGCAAATGAACTACCCAGACGCTAACGCAAACGAGGTAATGGCATCTGTCAAAAATCACCTAGCAGCCGCTGGCAATCCTGACGTAAACGCTGTCAAAGGATGGGCGATTATGGCCTATAGACAGCTCTATCAGAAAATGCTTTCGACCGGAGATTATGACGGCTGTCGAAAAGTCATCAAAGAGATCACGTTGCTAGCGTCGTGAAATGTTTGTAACACAAGCAGAGTTCTCAAGGCTAGCGGGCGTCAGTAGAAGCGCTGTCAAACAAGCCATCGACAATAGGCTAATCACGGCAACAACAGAGCAGGCCGGCAAAATACTAATCAACAAAACAGAAGGATTGGCTCAGTACAGAGCCAACAGCCGCAAGCAAAGAAAAACAACAGAAGCCAAAAAAGCGCAGCCGCCGCCATCGCAAAACGAACTCGGCGCACTGAGCTGGGGCCAAGGATCAACGACAGAACAAACGCCTAGTCAGCAGCATCAGCCAACCCGCACCGTCCGCGTGGCCGAGAGCGACGTCCCGGATTACAACGAGGAACGCGCGCGGCATGAACGCGAGAAGCGGATGCTGGCTGAGCTGGCGCGGCAGGAGAAGGAGCGCGAGCTGCTGCGCAGGGATGACGTCATCCAAGCATGGGCGGCAGCGGTGGCGATGACACGCACCAAGCTGCTAGGAGTGCCGTCAGTGGTACGGGCAAGGATCCCGCACCTTGAGATCGACGAGGTGGAGGTGATCACGCAGCTGATCCGCGAGGCGCTTGAGGAGCTGGCCGCTGGTGAGGTGCAGGCATGATCCAGCAGCTGACGCAGCAAATCCTGGCGGGCTTCAAGCCACCGCCGCGGCTGCGGTTGAGCGAGTACGCCGATCAGTTTGCGGTGATGACCGGCAACGCTGCCGAGAAGGGCAGGTGGAACACGCTGCCGTATCAGCGCGAGATCCTGGATTGCTTCACTGATCCAACGGTGGAGACGATCGCGATCATGAAGTCCGCGCGGGTGGGCTGGACCAAGATGCTGGGCGTTGCTGTGCAGTTCTACAGCCATCAGGATCCAAGCCCCGTGATGATCGTTCAGCCGGTCAAGGAGGACGCGGAGGGCTACTCGAAAGAAGAGATCAAGCCGTTGTTCGAGGACACGCCGGTGCTGCGTGGATTGATCAGCGAGAGCAAGGCGCGCAACACCGCAAGCAACACGATCCTGCTGAAGCAGCTGAGCAACGGCGGACTGATCGACATCGTGAACGCCGCCAGCGGCCGGAGCTTCCGGCGCAAGTCCAGGAAGGTCGTCCTGTTCGACGAGGTGGACGCCTACCCAAGACTGGACGAGGGCGATCCGATCAAGCTCGGCCGCAACCGTGCGGACTACTACTGGGACCGGAAGATCGGGATGGGCGGCACGCCGATCTTCGTCGGCGGCAAGACCGAGGAGTGGTTCCTGCGTGGTGATCAGCGGCGGTACTTCGTGCCGTGCCCGTTCTGCCAGACGATGCAGGTGCTGCGCTGGGAGCAGATGGAGCGCGAGGGATCAGCGGCTGGCTGCTACCGCTGCGAGAACTGCACCGAGCTGATACCGCACAGCAAGAAGCGGTGGATGGTTGAGCGCGGCGAGTGGCGACCGACTGCCGTGAGCCAGCAGCCGGGCCTGCGCAGTTACCACCTGTGGGCTGGCTACAGCTACAGCCCGGCAGCGGACTGGACGATCCTGATCCGCGAGCACGCGGAAGCGCTGGACCAGATGCGCAAGGGCGACCCGGACGCGATGCAGACGTTCAGGAACACCGTGCTAGGAGAGCCCTGGGAAGACACCCTGGCAGGCAAGCTCACCGGCGACGGGCTGGCCGAGAGGCGCAAGGCCACGGGCGCCGGCAACGGCTACGCGGTCGGGACAGTGCCCAACGGCGTGCTGCTGATCACTGCTGGCGTTGACGTGCAGGGCGGCGGCGGCACCGTTGGCGAGCGACTGGTGGTGACGTTCTGGGGCTGGGGCCGCGGCGAGGAGGGCTGGCACCTTGGCCATTTCGAGATCGACGGCGACCCGCAGCAGGCTGAGACGCTGGCGCAGCTGGATCAGATCGCGGCGACCAAGTGGAAGCGCGACGACGGGACGGAGCTACGCGTGGCGATCGGCGGCATCGACGACGGCGGCATCGCTACGCAGGAGGTGCGCGAGTGGTGCCGCACGCGATCGGCGCAATGGGTGCCGATGAAGGGCGCAGCGCAGAAGGGGAAGCCGATCCTCGGCCGCGGTACGCCGGTGGACGTGAACCGCAAGAACCAGACCACCAAAAAGGGCGTGATGCTCTACCACGTCGGCTATGACGCCAGCGTGAACCACCTGCAGGGGCGGCTGCGAGTGGAGCAGCCCGGGCCGGGATACCTGCACCTTGGCGCCGCTGCTACGGATCAGTTCCTGTCGGAGTTGTTCCCGTGGAAGCGGATGCCAAAACGGGACAAGGGCCAGACGGTCTACAGCTGGATCCTGCCGAAGGGCGCACGGGATGAAGGCGGCGACTGCACGCGCTACGCCTACGCGGCGCTGCAGCTGGTGGCCAGGCGTTACAACCGCGCGACGATGTGGGATCAGCTGGAGGGACAACTGACCAAGGCGCCAACGCCGCAGAGGCGACCCACGACGCCACCATCTAGAGGCGGTGGATTCGTTAGCGGATGGTGAATGTAGGGCGTCGCTAGCATCAGTTAAGGCATCTGCAGCGGCTGGTAGCGGTGAACATCCCATCAACATTCCGAGCCGGTGACACGGTGAAGTGGCGGGATGATGCCAGCGTGGATGCGTTTGGCAATGCGATCAGCAGCGGCACATGGACGCTGACGTACTACCTGAGGACCAATACAGCTAGCGAAGGCGCGACAGTAGCTGGCACCGCATATGGTCAGGGCTGGGAAGTGACGCTAGCGGCTGGCACCACTACCGGGTTTGATGCAGGGCAGTGGTACTGGCAGGCGATTGCGACTGCCGGATCCGAGAAGATCACGCTGGGCACCGGGCAGCTGGAGGTGCTGCGCGCGCTTCAGTATGCCGGAAGTCCCGGCGCATTTGATGGCCGCAGCCAGGCGCAGCAGGATCTGGATGCAGTGCAGGGTGCGATCCGCGCGATGGTCGCCGGCGGCGCGGTGGCTGAGTACACGATCGGCAGCAGGCGGCTGAAGAAGCTGCCACTCACTGAGCTGCTGCAGCTTGAGGCAAAGCTCAAGGCTGAGGTCAAGCGCGAGCAGGCAGCTGATCTGGCAGCCAATGGCCTTGGCCATCCGCACAGCCTGTTCGTGAGGTTCACCTGATGGCCAAGAAGCGCAAGGCACAGTCCGCCCAGGCGGCACCACGGCGACGGATGTATCAGGGTGCGCAGTTCAGCAGGCTGACGGCGGACTGGGTGACCAGCAACACCAGCGCCGACAGCGAGGTGTACGGCTCGGCGCAGAAGTTGCGCGATCGTGCGCGGCAGCTGTGCCGGGATAACGACTACGCGCGGCAGGCACTGC